CTACGAAGGCCGGTGCCGCGCCGTCCGCAGATTCTTGATCATTTAGTCATTCAGTTATTTACTACCGGAGACCACACGATGAAGCCCAAGACCCACGTCGCCGCCGCGAACCATCTGCGCATCGGCGAATATCATCCCGCCTTCGCCGGCCGCCTCGCCGGCCTGATGCGCGGCGAGGCCGGCAAGCCGGACTATTACCTGTTCGTCGCCGAAGACGCGGAGCCCGAAGCCAAGGGCATCAAATTCGGCGGCTACGGCCACGACGTGAAGGGCGCCAGCAGCAACCTCGACGGCGCGGCCAACAGCAAGGCGTTGCTCGCCTCCGGCGTCGAGCACCCCGCCGCCAAGTTCTGCCGCGACCTCACCATCGACGGCGCCAGCGACTTCTACCTGCCCGCGCGCCACGAGCTGCGGCTGTGTTACCTCAACGTGCCCGAGCTATTCGACGCGTCCGCCTGGTATTGGTCGTCGACGCAGTACGCCGGCAATCACAACGACGCGTGGTTCCAGTACTTCGACTATGGCTACCAGTACTACGGCTACAAGGGCTACGAAGGCCGGTGCCGCGCCGTCCGCAGATTCTTGATCATTTAGTCATTCAGTTATTTACTACCGGAGACCACACGATGAAGCCCAAGACCCACGTCGCCGCCGCGAACCATCTGCGCATCGGCGAATATCATCCCGCCTTCGCCGGCCGCCTCGCCGGCCTGATGCGCGGCGAGGCCGGCAAGCCGGACTATTACCTGTTCGTCGCCGAAGACGCGGAGCCCGAAGCCAAGGGCATCAAATTCGGCGGCTACGGCCACGACGTGAAGGGCGCCAGCAGCAACCTCGACGGCGCGGCCAACAGCAAGGCGTTGCTCGCCTCCGGCGTCGAGCACCCCGCCGCCAAGTTCTGCCGCGACCTCACCATCGACGGCGCCAGCGACTTCTACCTGCCCGCGCGCCACGAGCTGCGGCTGTGTTACCTCAACGTGCCCGAGCTATTCGACGCGTCCGCCTGGTATTGGTCGTCGACGCAGTACGCCGGCACTCGCATCAGCGCGTGGAGCCAGTACTTCGGCAGTGGCAGCCAGAGCAGCAACTACAAGGACTACGAAGGCCGGTGCCGCGCCGTCCGCAGATTAATCATTCAATAATTTGATCATTCAAAAATGACGATTCACACGCAGCTCCCCATCTACAAGGTCGCCTACGACCTGCTCGACGCGATCAGCGATCTGACCGCCCAATTCCCGCGCAACTTTCGCGCGTCGATGGGTGAGCAGATCCGCGTCGAATGCGTGCATATCATGACGCTCGTCGCGCGCGCCAACATCGCGCGCGAAAAGGCACCGCACCTGGAGGCGCTGCTCGAATCGCTCCACGTCACCGAGATCCTGATCCGCCTGTCGAAGGACAAGCGCTTCGTCTCCGTGCCGCAGTACGCCCGCGTGGTCGAACTCACCGCCAGCATCGGCAAGCAAGCCAATGGATGGCGCAAGGCATCGCGTGCATAGCTTTCAACATCCGTCCCGCCGCCCGTTGCATGACCGTCACGGCGGCCATGCCAGCGCGATTCTTAATCTGGTCGTGCCGCTCCCCCACGAAGGGACCGCCATGCGCATCAGGGATACCGCCGCGAGTCAGCGGGCCCGGTCCCGCGCAGTTTGCCCGTCGAGTGATCGGCAGGCCGACGTGGATAGCACGAAGAGACGCAGTACGCCGGCAATCACAACAACGCGTGGAACCAGAACTTCGACAATGGCAACCAGAACAACAACAACAAGGACTACGAAGGCCGGTGTCGCGCCGTCCGCAGATCAAGGCGGGGCGGATTTTCTATCGCTGGTGCAGGCGTGGCACGACTGCCGCCGCACCAAACGCAACAGCCCCAGCGCACTCGCCTTCGAAGCGAACGCCGAGCGCAACTTGGCCGCGCTTTACGATGAGCTCAGCGCCGGCACCTACACCCCCGGCCGCTCGATCTGCTTCGTCGTCACCCGCCCCAAGCCGCGCGAAGTCTGGGCCGCTGACTTCCGCGATCGGATCGTCCACCACCTGCTCTACAACCGCATCGCCCCCGCCATCGAGGCCCGCTTCATCGCCGATAGCTGCGCGTGTATTCCCGGCCGCGGCACGCTCTACGCCGCCCAGCGGCTGGAAGCCAAGGTCCGCAGCCTCACCCAGAACTGGCGGCGCCCCGCGCACTACCTGAAGCTCGACCTCGCCAACTTCTTCGTCAGCATCGACAAGCGCATCCTCCGCGACCAGCTCGCCCGCCACATCGACGCGCCCTGGTGGCGCGCGCTCGCCGAGCTGATCCTGTTCCACGATCCGCGCACCGACTTCGAGCTGCGTGGATCTCCCTACCTGCTCGCCAAGGTCCCGCCGCACAAGCGCCTGGCCAACCAGCCCGCCCACCGCGGCCTGCCGATCGGCAACCTCAGCTCGCAATTCTTCGCCAACGTCCTGCTCAACGACCTCGACCAGCACATCAAGCACGCCATCGGCGCGCGCCACTACATCCGCTATGTCGACGACTTCCTGCTGCTGCACGAAAGCCCGCAATGGCTCAACCAGGCACGCGCGCAGATCGAGGAATACCTCCCGCGCCTGGGCGTCGCGCTGAACCCGCGCAAGACCATCCTGCAGCCGGTCCACTGCGGCGTCGACTTCGTCGGCCAGGTCATCAAGCCACACCACCGCATCACCCGCCGCCGCACCGTGCACGAAGCGCTGGCCAGAACCGCCGGCATTGATCGCGCCGACCTGTTCGCCACCGCCAACAGCTACTTTGGCCTGTTCCGGCAAGCGACGCATGGCCATCACGATCGCGCGGATCTCGCCAAGCTGCTAAGGCTGCGCGGCGTGGCCGTCAATCGGCAGCTCACGAAGGGATACCGGGCATGACCGAAACCGTCGACATCCACGAGATCGCTGCGCTGGCCAAGGTCAGCGTCGACCGCGCCTATGACCTCTGCAAGGCGCGCGAAATTCCCGCTGCCAAGATCGGCCGCGCGTGGGTCGCCCTGCGCGAGGATGTGCTAACGTATGTGCGCCGGCGAATCGCGGAAGCGGCCGGTACCGGAGAGAAAACATGCTCAGAAAACGCGGCGGCATCTGGCACATCGACCTGGCTCGGCCGAACCAACGCAGACTTAGACGCAGCACTGGCACCGCCGACCGCCAAGCCGCGCAGGAGCTGCACGACACCCTTGCGGCTCGTGCCTGGCGCGAAGACCAGCTCGGCGAAATCGCGCGCACCTGGAACGACGCCGTCGTCGACTGGCGCGACGCCCACGGCCGCCACAAACGCAGCGCCGAAACTGATCGCACCCGCCTCGTCTGGCTCTCGCAGCACCTGAAAGGCCGCACGCTCGCCAGCATCGATGGCGACACCATTGCCCGGCTCAAGATCGAATGCGCCACCGAGCCGGTCAAGAAGCTCGCCGCGAAACACCGCAGCCACGCCACCGTCAACCGGCACCTCGCCGCCCTGTCCGCGATCCTGCACCACGCCCACGCGCGCGGCTGGATTCCGGCCGTGCCGAAAATCCCCTACTTCGCCGAGCCCAAGGGCCGCATCCGCTGGATCACCACCGACCAGGCGCGCGCGCTGCTCGCCGAGCTGCCGCCACACCTGAACCGCATGGCCCGCTTCGCGCTCGCCACCGGCCTGCGTCAGGCCAACGTCATCGGGCTCGAATGGCGGCAAGTCGACACCGACCGCGCCATCGCGTGGATCGACGCCAACGACGCCAAAGCCGGCAAAGCCATCGCCGTCCCGCTCAACGCCGACGCGCTGCAAGTCCTCGCCGAATGTACCGGCCAACACGGTACGCGTGTATTCACGTACAAGGCCATCGACCCGCCAGATAAGCCTGGCCACTTCAAACCGCGCCCCGTCGCCGGCATCGGCATCGCCTTCGGCAAAGCCTGCCAGCGCGCCGGCATCGACCACTTCACCTGGCACGACCTGCGCCACACCTGGGCGAGCTGGCACATCATGAACGGCACCCCCGTCGAAGTCCTGCAACGCCTAGGCGGCTGGGCCGACCTCAAGATGGTCATGCGCTACGCGCACCTGTCACCAGGCTACCTCGCGCAATACGCCGGCAACGCCAACTTCGTCACAAACGCGTCACAAATAAAAATGCCGCCCGAAGGCGGCATAGATAAAGGATTGATTAATATGGAAAAAACTGGGGTGGCTGATGGGGTTCGAACCCACGACAACTGGAATCACAAACCTGCGGGCGATTCTAAGCCTTTGAAAACAAAGAAGGCGGCATGATGAAAAACCCGCAAAAGTTGGTCACAGCCGTCAAGAATTGGTCACAGTGGTTTTCATCCCGGCGCGTTTTCGTCACGGCGCTGCTGGCGCTGGCGCTGCCGGCCCAGGCGCAGACGTTCACGATCGAGTTCTGGCCGCCGAAACCGGATCGGACGCGGCAGGTCGAGCACTTCTTTTCGTGTGAGGTGGGGACGACGCTGGAATACAAGTATCCGCTGATGCGGGAAGGCGCGATCGTGGTGGGCGGGTTCGTGTTCGTGAGCCGGGAGTCGCATGAGTTTCGCGGGCTCTACAAGATCACCAGCGTCACCGGCACGCGCACCGGCGACGGCAATCTGCGCGACGTGGTGGTGAAGGCGATCTGCACGACGGGGCTATCATGAGCGCCATGAAGATCCTGCTCGCGCTGTTGCTGATGCTGTGCGTGGCCGGCGCCGAGGCGCGGGACCGGGGCGAGGTGCGGCGGTTCAAAAAGGCGCACCCGTGCCCATACTCGAAGCGGCAGGGGTGCGTGGTCGATCACGTCGTGCCGTTGTGCGCGGGCGGGGCGGATAAGGTTTCGAACATGCAATGGCAGACGCGGCGGCAGAGTTATCGCAAGGATGCGATCGAGCGGCGGCAGTGCCGGGGGAGGAAGTGATGACTTCACCCGAGCGCATCCAGCTGAAACGCACTAAGGGCTGGCGCATGCCGGCTAATACCGTGAAGGTAGATCGCACCACTCGCTGGGGCAATCCATGGCGGCCAGGCGATCCGGGGACCGTTCAGATTGCATATCGCGAGCGCCGTGCAATCGTGAAGTTAGGAAAGCAGCAAATCACCATAGCCGGCACGGTTCACAGATATCGCTGCTGGCTCGAAGGCGTGCCGCCGTTTTATGTCGAGGTAAAAGCTGCGCTTGATGACTCAATGCACCGAATGCCGGCAGGAACCATGCTGCCACAATCCGAATGGCGGGAGTGGATCTTGCAAAATTTGCCAGAGTTGCGCGGCAAAAATCTCGCCTGCTGGTGCAAGCCCGACGCACCGTGTCACGCCGACGTTCTGCTCAAACTGGCAAATCGCTAATTACAGACGAAAAAAAACCGGCCCCCTTGTGGTGACAAGGGGGCCGGTTCGTTTTGGGCGCTACGGGCCGCGTTTGCGGCCGTCGGGGCTTATGGGGTGCAGGTCACCCCGGCGACCGTGGTCACGCCGCAGACCTTTGGCGCGGGGTTGACGGGGTTGTTGCTGCTGTTGGTCTGGGTGCCGGTGCCGTTGTTGACCGGGCCCTGGTTGCCGGTGATGGCGATCGAGGTGGTGGGGTGGCTGGCGACGGTGGCGAGGCTGTTCATGCCGCTGATGCCGACGGCGGCCGTGCCGTTGACGCCGGCGATGCCGAGCTGGGTGAAGTTGTTGCTCTGGGCGATGCTGACGTCGCGGTTGATGGCGGCGACGGTTTCGGTGGTCTGGCTGTTGCGGATGCTGGACTTGTAGGCGAACCAGGCGGGGCTGATGCCGAGCAGGCGGTCGACGACGCCGAGGACGATGCCGCCGATGGTCGGGGCTTGCGGGACGAGCTGCTGCGGGGCCTGGCTGCCGGCCTGGCCGTTCATGGCCATCACCGCCATGATCGCCATGCGCCGCGTCTCGCCGTCGGTCGGTGCCGCCGATTCGCCGATCTTCTGCAGGGCCTGCGCACGCGCGACCTGCGGATCCGGCGCGGCGGCGGTGGCGGTGACTTTCACCGGCTGCGGCGTGGCGCTCGCGCACCCGCCCAGCGCCGCCAGCGCGGCCAGCAGGACGAGGACGAGCAAGGCTTCGATGGTGCGGCCGATCGGCAGGCGGCCGGCCCAGAGTTCGAGGTTGTGGATGCGGTTCATGGTTTCTTTCCTTTCGCTTTCAGTTTTTGCAACTCGGTGCGCAGCTTGAACAACGATTCGAGCACCGCCAGCATCGAGGTCGCGCAATGCTCGGGCTCTTCTTGAAACATGGGATAGCCGCCGCGCAGCAGACTCTCGGCCATGATGTGGACGTGCCGGCTGCAGGGGCAGGTGTTATCTGGAAACCGGCGGGCGCGATCGACGCGGCGGCGCAAATTGGCCGGCTTCCACGAAGCCGCGATCTGTTTCGGCGTCACGGCCCCACCCACTCCATCAAACACGCGAGGTTCTTGCGGTTCTCGGTGATCTCCGGCAGGTTGTCGGCGACCCAGCGCTTGAAGTCATTGGGGCCGGCCGGGTCGGGGAGCTTGGTCAGGGGGCGCATCGGCGGCGTGCACTCGGCCGGCGGCGCTTGCACGGTCAATTCCATCGTTGAGCAGGCCGACAGGCACGCGGCAATCGGTAGCATCAGCAGCAGGCGGGGTGTGGGCGATTTCATCGGCGACCTTCGGTTTCAGCCCGGCGAAGAAGTTGCGATCGGCGGCGCGGGCGTCGCGCCGATCGGCATTGAGCGCCTCGCGCTGGATGCGCTTGCCCTCGCTCCTGGTGGCGAGCTGGGCCTGCAGCGTCAGGTAGGGCTCGTGGCCCTTGACGTAGCCGGCGGCGTAGGCGCCGATGGCGGCGACGGCGAGGATCAGCAGCCAGTAGGGCATCAGGCCGCCAGCGGGCGAAAGTATTGCCAGGCGTTGACGAGGATCGAGATGACCAGCAGGCCGATCGCCACGTTCTGCACGGCCAGCGGGTGCTCGCGGCGCAGCTTCTGCCAGGCGGAATCGGCCTTGGCGTAGTTGGCCACGCCGGCGGCGATGGCTTTGTCGATCTCGGCTTGTTGCTCGGGGGTGAAGGCAGACATGGTGGTTTCCTTTCGGGGAGATTGGCGGACATGGCCCGAGGCCACGTTGAGTCCGCCCTACTTCTTGCGCAGCGTGAATTCCGCCGCGACCGGCGCATCGCCGGGCATCGACACCGGATCGAAGCGCGTCGGGTCTTTGTCGCCGCCGCCTTTCAGCGCGCCGCAACTGCCGGCGGGATCGACGGCGACCATCGCCGACGCATCGAGGCGGAAGCGGTAATCGGTGGCGGGCTTGCTGCCGAGCACGGTGAGGTTGTAGGTCGCCACGCGGATCTTGGTACCGGCGGGCAGCGGGCCGTGCGGGTCTTTGGTCGCGCCGAGGTCGGTGCCGTTGGCGCCGATCGCGAACGGGAACACCAGCGCGACGCCGGCATTGGCGTCGGTGGCCACGGCAAGCGTGCGGCTGTTGATCCGCAGCGTGCCGTCCGCGATGTTGCCAACCGCAATGCGTTCGAAGCGGTAGGTCAGGCCGCACCAGGGCACGTCGCTGGTGACGCAGACGCTGACGTTGAAGCGCGGCGTGGTGGCGGTGCTGGTGGCGACGTTGCCGCCGGCGCAGGTGATGCCGTTGGCCAGCACCACCGAGACGAGCGCGGCGATCAGCATGGCCGGGCTTCCAGCGCGCGGATGCGGGCGGCCATGAACTGCTCGCGGGTCTGGCAGCCTTCGCGCGCGTAGATCTGGCGCGCGTAGGTGAAGGTCGAGTTCGGGCTCAGGCCGAGCGCCACGGCGATGGCCTTGATCGACTCGCCGCCGAGCAGGCGCTCGCGCAGGATGTCGACGCGCCAGGCGGGGATCTGCTGGGGGTGGCGGGGAGGCTTGGCTAGCGCTTCCCTCTCCCCTGCCCCTCTCCCGCGCGCGGGCGAGGGGTTCTGGTCAGTCGGCATTCTGGATCTCGATCGTCACGTCGTCGCCGTTGCCGAGCGCATCGACGATCTTCGGGTAGAGCGCGATAAAGGCGTCGCGGCTGTGGGTGATCATCTCGCCCTGAGCCAGGGCCGTGCCGACGAGGATGCAGCCTTCGGTGTCCCGGTCGGTGTTGCCGGTGTGGATCCGCACGCCTTCGAAGCCGGGCACGTCGTGCAGGATCGGCATCATCCGCTGGAAGCGGTTCGAGAAGGTCACGCCGACGCGGTACACGCCGGCGGGGATGGCGGTCTTGCCGGGGACTTTCCAGTTGGCGACCGGCACGCCGCGGATCTCGCGGACCACGTCCTCGAGCGTGAAGCATTCGAAATCGCCGTCGACGAACAGCGCGCCGAGCGTGCAGGTGAGGTGGGATTCCTGGCGCTGGAGGAGGAGCTTCATGCGCGGCTCCGGCGCTCGTTGCCGTCCCAGCCCCGGATCCGCGCGATCAGCGCGTGCAGCTTGCCGCGCATCATGCCCAAGGCCAGCAGGCACATGCCGAGGTTCTGCATCACCTCGGGGTAGAAATCGTTCCAGACCGGCCACCAGATCGACAGCGCGCCACCGAAGCTGCCGGTGCCGACCAGCAGGAAGCCCCAGCGCTCGCACTCGGGCGTGCCGCGGTGCATGCCGTTGTAGTGGCAGACGCAGGCGACGATCACGATCGACAGGCAGGCGGTGTTGGCGATGCTTTCGATCATGGCTTCTCCCCCGTCGTGCCGTCTTTCTTGATGCCGCGCAATTTGTCCAGCCAGCTCCAGGGGTCGTCGCCGAAGCCGCGCCAGAAAGTCATCAGGCCGGGGATGATGAACATGCCGCCGACGCCGAAGATCACGGCGGTGGCGTTGTTCAGCACCGGCCGCAGCGGCGTGGCCAGGAAGTAGTTGACGACCTCGGGGCCGAACGAGCCGCAGAGCATGCCGGACAGCAGCGCCGCGAAGGCCAGCCGCTTGGTCATCTCCGGCGTGTAGGTGATGCCGAGCGCGGCGCCGAGGAAGGCAAACACCAGGCTGACGAGCTTGACGCCGAACGTCGCCTCGAATCCGTTCTGCACGGGGGACTCCTTTCTATTGTTGTTGAGTGCGTTGATCCGATTTGCGTAGGGCGGATTCATCCGCCAATCCGGCACCGAAACGGCGGACAAGTCCGCCCTACGGTCAGCTTTCGATGAACAGCAACCGCGTCTGTGCCATGCCGTACATGTGGCGGTCGAAGGCACTGGGCTCGGCGAGCTTGAACAGGCCCTGGAAGTAGGCTTCGAGGTAGGTGCCGTCGGCGGGGAACAGGCTGACGAAGATGTCCTTGTCCTTGCCCGCGTAACGCAGCATCGCCAGCAGCGCGGCCCAGTCGGCGGCGGGCATCTGCGGCTGGGTGATCTCCAGCCGGCGGCCCTTGGCGCCTTTGTCACTGATCAGCGAGCCGTCATAGACGCGGTCCTGGCTGCCGTAGTCCTCGATCGTCAGCGGCGCGCCGCCGTGGGGCGGGTTGTAGGTGAATTCCTTGTATTTGCCGCCGTAGAGCCGGCTGATGTCGTGATAGCCGTCCGGGTTGGCCGCATCGGTGATCGTCTTGATGTAGGACTGCATGTTCGTCACCAGCGTGATGAACCGCGTGCTGTTCTTGATCAGCCGGAAATCGGTTTCGGTCAGCACGTCGTCGTCGCCGAAGCCGGTGTAGGCGAAGCAGTTGGCGGCGGCGTTGTCGACCACGCCGGTGGTCCAGGCGCTGTCGGTGTAGGTGCGGTCGCGGTGCTGCGCGGCGGCGGTGTGGTTGTGCATCCGCGTGTGGATGAAGTTCATGCTCTGCGCACTCGCCCAGCTCGCCTTGATGTCCTGCGAGGCCGTGCTGGTGCTGCGCGCGGTCTTGAAGCGCTCCTGCGTCTGCAGGTTGGTCTCGGGCAGCGTGGTGACGAGCGCGGGCGAGGCCGACAGCGTGGCGGTGTCGAAAATGTTGCGGACGCAGATGCGCAGGTTGGCCATGGTCGATCAGTTCAGGTTTGCGGTGGCGTAATAGCCGGGGATGCGCCGCATGACCTTCAGGTCGACGCGGCTGTAGCTGGTGCCTTCCTTGTTCGGCTTCAGGTAATGGCCGACGACGACGGCGAGGCGGCTGTCGATCGTCGCGGTGTTGTCGGGGCTGGCGGGGTCGCTGGCGCTCCATTGCTTGAAGCCGAGCCGCGGGAAGTCGATCGAGACGGTGTCGCCGATGTTGGCCTCGAGCGGGGTGAGCTTGGCGGTGGCCACATCGAACAGGCCGAGCTTGTGCTTGTAAAGCGTCACCAGTTCGCCGCGCAGGGAGGTCGCGGTGGCTTCGGTCGAGGCGATCAGGCCGATGCGGCGCGTGGCGTCGGCGTCCTGCCGGTCGGGGTGATCGTCCAGCGGCGTGCCGGCGGCGCCGTAGGAATACGGCGCCATCGTGCTATAGGGCTGTTGCGTACTCGCGGCGCCGACCTGCGTGATCGGCCCCTGCGTGAGGAAGGCTGGCGCGTAGGTCACCACCGCCTTCGAGAAGTCCACCGGACGGATGGCATCGCCAATGTGCACGTCCGCAATGTCGCTGCGATCGAGGGATAGCACCGAGGTGCCAGGCAATGCCAGCGCGCCCACCTGGATCAGGCCGTCCGGCGCCATGCCGTACCAGCAGTTCGCGCCGGCGGCGATCTGCCCCGCGATCTCATTGATGGTATGCGGCTGCATGTCGGTCCACAGGCCCACCTTGTAGCCGCTCTGCGCGGCGATGAGCGTGCTGAACTTGCTCGCGTCCTTGTAGTTCAGCGATATGCCGCCGATGTCGAAGATCGCGGAGGCCAGAAGCGTGCCGGCGTCGGCGGTGTCGGCATAGACCGCACCCGCCTTCAAATTCGACATCGTCAGACGGCCACCCACCGTGGGGCTGGCCGCGAGACGCACGCGCGTCAACAACCGGGAATTGTCGAAATATTCCTCGAAGTCGTAGCCGTAGCCGTCGAAGTGCGCGCCGGTCGTCGTCCCGGTGATGTCGATCGCCGCGCCGCCGCGGGTCAGTGATAGCTTGAAGTCGGCACCGCCGACCGTCGTCGAGACGGCATAGTAGATCACCTCGTTCGCCAGCGGCGCAGGCGGCGAGCCGACCGAGCCGTCGAACCAGACGCGATAGCCGTCGACCATGCCGTGATTCGCGCTGGCGGTGAGCGTATCGGTGCCGGCATTCACCGCCGAGATCGTCAGGCCGCCGGGGCCGCGCACCTCGACGTTGTTGTCGCTCACCGACGTATGCACTTCCGTATATACCGGCGTGGTATACATCGAGCCGAACGCGCAGATATAACGCAGGTTCGCGTAATCGACCGGGATCAGGTCCACCTGCTTGGTCACGCGGCCGAGCAGGATCGGAAAATACTGGCCCACCAGGTCGTCCGTGGTGAACTTGTGTGAGGTCAGCGGCGCCTGCAGCGCCTCCGACATATCCGCAATCGGGAACTCGATCGTTTTCAGATCCGGCGCGGTGGGGTTGCCGAGGCGGCCGCGGAGGACGTGCAGGAAGTCATGCAGCGGCCACGCGCGGCCGGTGGCGGGGTCGATGCCGCCCATCAGCAGCTCGAACCCGTCGCGCAGCCAGTGGACGCGCAGCCAGTCGTCGCGGGTGCCGGATTCCAGCGTGCCGGGGATCGGCGAACTGGCGACCGAGGCGGTGCCGTTGATGGTCCAGACTTCAGCGGTGGCGCTGGTCCACGTCGTGCCGACGCGGTAGGAGTTCGGATTGAAGTCGACGACTAACGTGCCGGCGATGCCGTTGTAGATCAATGCGCGATAAACGATGCCGGCGGCCGGCGACGCCGCCCCCTGTCCCACGCGAAGGGGATCTGTGCCATCAAACATTGCCCCCGCGGTCGTGCTGCCCGTTGTGGATATTTGCGACCAGGTAATGCCGTCATCCGATTGATAAAACGTGACAACACCAGACGAGGCGACCCGCGTCGCACGCAACCATTTGATGCTGCCGTCGGTCGGGCCGGCGAATGGCTTTGAGGCAACACTGAGCGCCGTGCCGTCCACGCTGATCCGAAAGTTGATCTGCGTGCCGCCACTATCGATATAAAAGTCCCATGCGTAGTTGCCGGCATTAATTGTCTTCGATACGAACGTCATCGGATTAAGCGGCGTCCAGTCGGTGAGCGCGACCCGGCAGCGCACATCTATATCGCCAGTGATGCTGGCAGCAACGCTATCCGGCGTCGAAAAGTAGGCGCCCGCCGAACCACTAAGCACCCCCCAGCGCAGAATATCGGCCCCGGTGCGCGGATTCGCCACCCGCATATTCCCGATCTTCACCTCGACCTGCCCGCTCAACGCCGCCGGCATTTCGCGGCTGATGGCGGGGACGGCGGTGATGGCGGCGTCGAAGTGTTGCAGGGCGGGCGTGTCCTGCGCGGAACTCGTGAACCCGTGGTTGGCGATGTAGGCCTTGATGGTCTTGGTGTACGGCGAGCCGCTGCTGTCGTAGCCGGTGGCCTTCATCTTCGCCACCACGATGCGCAGGACGTCCTGCTTGGCCAGCCAGGCGGTGCGCTCGGCGTTGGTGCGGGGGCAGACGGCGACATCGGCGTTGGTGGCGGTGGCGTCGAAGTTGAATGCGGCGACCTTGGCTGTCAGCGTGCTGTGCTTGCCGCCGAAGGCGACCCAGCCGGCGGCCGTCGGCGTGAAGCCGGTGGGCGTGAGGTTGAACGCGGTGGGCTCGCCGGTGAACTGGCGGTCGGCGAAGGCGCCGAGGCTCGCGTCCCAGATCTTGAGGCTGATGGCGCCGCCGTTGCCGCGGAAGCGGCCGAGGTAGCTGTGGCCGGCGGTGAGCGTGACGGTGCCGGCGGACGCGCCCGATCCGGCCGTGTAGGCGCTGCCGACCATCTTGTCGATGCGGATCGCGCCGGTGCCGAGCACGATCGCGGCGCGGACGAAGTCGGTCATCGTGCCCGCGCCCTGCCCGCGCGCGTAGACGTGCAGCTCCTCGACGGTGTTCAGGCTCATCGCGAAGCCGAAGACGATGTCGAAGGTCGCGCGGTTGGCGTCGCTGTCGACGGCGTCGCGGCTGACGGCGTGATAGTCGGTGGTGGCGTCGGTCAAAAATTCGAGGTAGCGGCGCTTGTACGGCAGGATCGCGGTGGTGCTGTATTGCGGCTTGTAGGTCGGCGCGCCGCCGCCGCGCAGGGTGTAGCCGGCGACGTTGGTGCCGATGGTGTAGGTGTCGAAATCGTCCCAGGCCTGGAACGGCAGGAAGCTCATGCTAGAAGGTTCCGGTGAGCGCGCCGGGCGTGGCGGGGGCGGCGGTGTTGCTGGCGATGCGCTCGAGCAGCGCGTTGGTCTTGTCCACCGCGCTGGTCGCGGCCTCGATGGTGGCGTTGGTCGAGGCGGCCAGCGCCTGGACGATGGTCTGGGTGTTGGCGTTGGCGGCCTGCGTCGTATAGGGCTGGACCGCGCCGCCGGTGAGGGCCGCGCCGGCGTTGAAGCTGCTGAAAAAGTCGGTGTTGTACTGGCCCGACGAGGCGTAGACGGCCTGCGAGGCGGCGAGGAAGGCGTCGCGGTAGCTGCCGAAGTTGGTGATGGCTTCGGCGTTGCCGCCCTGGGCGGCGAGCAGGTTGGCGTCGTACTGGCGCTTGGCCTCGCGGTATTTCGCCATCGGGTCGAGCGGCGAGCCGGCGGACAGCAGCGAGCCCTGCAGGTATTGCGTGAGGCTGGCGCGGGCGCCGTTGGTGTCGCTGGCGCCGGGGATCGTGCCGGGCGGGGTGTGGGTGTTGATCCCGCCCATGTCGTTGAGGCTGATCATCGTCGTCCAGGCGGTGACGGCCGCGGTCGTCACGGTATCGATGCCGGTGCCGACGTCATCCATCAGCTGCTTGAACTTGGGGCCGGTGGCGACCAGCACGTTGTAGAGCGCGCGGCCGGCATCGGTGGACAGGTCGAGGCTGTCGATCAGGGCCTTGAAGCCGGCGATGCTTTCGGGCACGGCGACATTGACCGAGGCGAAGGCGTCGGCGATCATCTTCTCGTCGCGGGCGCGTTTTTCGGCATCGGTCGAAAACAGGTCCTGCAGCTGGGCGAACGAGCCGGTGACGCGCGCGGCGGTCTGGCTCAACGATTCGCCGGCGAGCGCCATCTGCTTCAGGCTGTCGACGGTGAGGCCGGAGATCGTGACGGTGGCGAGCTGGGTCAGCACGTTGTTCAGCTCGTCGGCGCTGGCGAACAGGGCGTCGAAGTCGGCCTGCGTGGTGCCGGTGAAGCCGTCGAAGAGCGCCTTGACCTGCTCGTTGATGTTGCTGGCCTTGATGCCTTCGACAATGAGGCGGCTCATCTCCAGCCCGAGCGCCTCGCCTTCGTTGCCGCGGCCGATGTCCATGCCGGAATGGCCGAACAGGACCTTGCCGGATGCGTCGGTGAGGCTGGAGGTGAGGCGCGAGTTGGCCGTGCCGCGCGGGTCGGCGTCGTAACCGAGGCTGATGCCGAAGCCCGAGGTGGTGCCGCCGTAGCGGGCAATCGACTGCGCGAGCGTGAGGCCGGTCGAGCCGACCAGCTGCTGCACGTTGGCGTTCTGCGTGGACACGCCATACCAGCCGGGGCTGGATCCGGACGACAGCGCACCGACATCGTTGAACATGCCGGAATAGCTGCCGCCTTCCTTGGGACCGCCGGCCTTGGCGGCGAAGGCCTTGTAAAGACCGTAGGCAACGAGCGCGAAGGCGATGTAGGGGCCGGCGGCGGCGAGCATGGCGCCAGTGCCGCCCGCCGCGCCGGCGGTGGCCCCCAGCCCCGCTGCGCCAAATTCGCCGGTCTGCGCGGCCAGCATCGCGGCCTGCGAGCCGGCGCCGACCGAGGTCGTGCCGATGGCCGCGCCGTAAGCGGCCGAGGAGCCGAAGATCCCGGCCGTGCCGCCCAGCCCGAGCAGGTTGCCGAGCGAACCCGCCGCGCTGCCCTGCCCCAGCGTGTTCGCCGCCGCCGACAGCGACGTCGAGCCGGTCATGGCCGCGCCGATCTGCAGGATGTATTTCTTGGCGAACAGCTCGAGCATCGAGCGCAGGAAGTCCTTGAGCGCATCCTTGCCGCGGTGGAACGTGTTGACGATCACGTCGGCGAGGTCGTTCCACACGCTCACCTGGTTGGCGGCGGCCTCGCGGTTCTGCAGCAGGGCGGCGCGCTCCTCGGTGAGCTTGTTGATGTAGGCGATGTCCTTCTCGGTCAGCGCGGCCTTGAGCAGCGCTTCCTTCTGCAGGCCGAGCACATAGAGGTCGCGCTGGGTCGCGGTCATACCGAGCGTCGCCACCTCGATCTGCAGCTGTGCATTCCCGTCCTCGAAGGCGTTGAGCAGGTCGTCGCGGGCGTTGATCTCGTCGAGCTCGGCTTGGCGGAGATCGGCATACCATTTCGCCAGATGCTCCATCGCCTTGGCCTGCTCTTCGAGCCCCTTGGTGACGATCGGCTGCTGGGCGATCAGCGCGGCAGTCGCGGCGCCGAAGGTCGCGGCATCGATGCGGCCGGTGGTGAACGCCAGCGCCAGCGTGCTCATCTTCTCGGCGAAGTCGGCGGCGTAACCCGCGCCCTTGCCGAAAATTTCGCCGAGCAGCTTGTCGAGGCCGGCGAGGTCCGACTTCGCCTGCTTGGCGGCGCCCCCGACGGCCAGCAGATTGCGGATCGTTTCCTCGCTCGCGCCCTGGTTATCCCCGGGCGTGCCGTACAGGCCGTCGAACGCCGACTGGTCGGCGGCGATGAGCGCCTTCTTGTTCGCCCCCTTGGTCAGCTCGACGCGCAGTTCCGACATGCGCTGCGTGACCTGGTTGATGCGGGTGTCGAGCTTGGCGCTGGTGCCGAAGATCTTGTCGAACAGGCTGTCCGGCTCGGCGCGGGCCTTGGCCAGCTCGTAGAATTGGGCGGTCAGGTCCGCCAATTCCCGCTTCATCTTCGTCGTTTCGCTGATGTATTCGCCCATTGCGAACCGGCCCGTCTGGCCGATCGCCTCGATCAGCGCCTGCCATTTGCCGCCTTCGATGTAGGCGTCCTTGATCGCATCGGTCATCGCGGCGAACGCCGGCCCCACGTCGTTGACGATGGTGCGGCCGAGCGCGCCCGCCGAGGTTTCGATCGCCTTCATGTTGTCGTTGAACTGCTCGGCGGCCTTGGCGGTATCGTCGCTGATCACCAGCCCCAGCTTCTCGGCCTCGACCTTGAGCTTCTCGATGCCGGCCGCGCCCTGGTTCAGCATCGGGATCAGGTCCTGCCCGGCCTTGCCGAACACCTCGACCGCGAGCGCGGTCTTGGTCGCGCCATCCGGCATGTTTTTGAAGGTGTCGGCGATCTTCGACAGCGCCTCGGAGACGCCGCCGCGGATGTCGACGCCCATCGCCTTCATGATCGCCGAGGCCTTCGAGGTCTCGTCGCCGGCCTTGACCATCTGCTCGGACAGGCCCTTGATGCCCTTGGAAAGCTGCGCGGCATCGACGTCCGACAATTTCGCGGCGTAGGCGAGCTTCGACATTTCCTCGGTGGCGATGCCGGCCTTCTGCGCGAGCTTGCCGATCTGGTCGGCGGCTTCGAGTGCGTGCATGACCATCGCCGCAAAACCGCCGATCACGCCGCCGGTGACGAGGCCGGCCAGCGATGCCTGCATGCCGGTGATCTTGTCCTTGGTCTCGCCGATGCTCTTCTGGAAACTGGCGAACGCCGACGCGGTCCGGTCCTCGGCGGTCAGGATCGTCTTGGCGGTGCGGGTATCGGCCACTTAGGGCTCCTGGAAGGGGTCAGCGCGACGCATTGGCGGCGCGCGCTTGCTTTTCACGCTGATGATCGGCATCGGCCTGGTCCTGTTTGGATTTGAGGAACAGCCGGTCGATGGCCTTGATGGTGCGGAACTCCCACGGCGTCAGGGTGCGGCCGGATTGCCGCGCCCAGCTTTCGATCTCGGTGCTCGGGATGCCTGACCAGCCCATCGACGGCGGCCGGTCCGCGCAGAGCTCGCACCACCACTCCCAGAGGTAGCGGGTGGCGTGGGGCACGTCGTGGTGGTCGAGCTCGGGCGGGATGTGGCCGGTGGTGCGCCAGTGGGCGACCAGCAGCTCGCGGGCGGTGTTCTCGCCGTCGGCGCTGAAGTCGAGCGCGAACTCGTCGCGCGCGAACATCAGCAGCGGGCCGGTCAGGCTTTCAAAAAACGGGCTTCGTCGGCGATGGCCGCGTCGAGTTGCGGGATGACCCACTTCTCGCGGGCGAGAAAGGCGTCGAGCGCGGCGGCGGTGAAGGCGGGGACGTTGCCGGCGTCATCGGCCAGGGCGCTGCCGCGCCAGTCGGTGGTGAGCGCGACGATGTAGTCGCGGCGGTCCTTGTCCTGGTCGGCCGGGTCGGTGGGGACGAACTTGCCTTCCTTCTTGAAGGTGCGCTGCAGCTCGCGGGTGGCCTGCTGCTGCAGCTTCTCGCCCATGTCGGAGAAGCGCGAGAGGACCTTGAACTCGGCGTCGATCGGTTCGCCGTCGAGCTTGAGCGCGACCCAGACGCCGCCGTTGAACTTCTGCTTGCTGTTCACCTTGTTGAAATTGAAATCGGCCATGATCGGCTCCTTGTAAAAAGCGCGGTGGTTCCCCCGTCAGGGCCGCGAAAATGAAAACGGCCCGCACGTCTGCGGGCCGGTGGGGCGGAATAAGGTGGCGCTCTGGAAGGCCCTCTCCCCTGCCCCTCTCCCGCTGCGCGGGCGAGGGGTTCTGGTTAGGCCCAGGGCGTGACCGCGGCGCCGCAGGCGTCGACGATGACGGCGTAGCCGGTGGTCGTGTCCTTCAGGGCCTCGCCGGTGATGGAGAGCATCAGCGCCTGGTTGCGGCCGGGGTTGGGGCGCTCGGCGGTGCTGTAGCGCATGTTCGGCAGGGTGATGACGTAGGCGTTGCTGCTGGCATCCGTCAGGCGGAAGCTGAAGGACGTGGCGGTGCCGTTGCGGAACTTGTTGTAGTAGGTCGCATCCGCCAGGTAGAGGTCGGTTTTCAGCGTGCAGTTGAATTCGCCCAGGCGGAAGTCGATGTTGCCCAGCGTGCCGAGCGCGTCGAGGCCTTCGACGTTGTTGTTCACCGCGAAGTTGAGGTTCTTGGCGTAGGTGCCGGTCAGCGAGGCGCCGCCTTCGGTGATGTTGCTGATGTTGTCGACCGAGTTGAGGATGCGGTTGGTCAGGCTGGTGACGCCGGTGCCGGGCAGCGAGGAGCCGGTGGACATGGCGTTCGAGTCCTTGCCGACGAATTCGAACTGCTGGCCGAGGATCGAGCCGGGCTTCAGGTCCAGCGTCCACTTGTCGACGACCATGCCGCGGAAGGCCTCGTACATGGCGATGTCGGCGTTGTAGCGCTCGATCGAGTGGCTGATCTTGCTGGTGCCGTTGAGGAAGCGGCGGCCGTAGGCGACCACGCCGGTGGTGCCGGTCTCGGCGGTGAAGGTGCCCGAGGCGACGGTGATGCCGGTGGCGCTGCCGGCGGCAGTGGTCTGCACCAGCTTGTTGTTGCCGGTGTTGGTGGCGCCGCTGATGCGGATCCACTGGCCCGAGGCGACGCTGGAAAAGATCGTGCCCGAGCTGAAGGTCATGCCGGTGGCGCTGAAAGTGGCCGTGCCGGTGCCGGCGCCGTTGGTGCCGACCACGTTGGCGGGCGTGGTGCAGAGTGCCGCGCAGATGAGCGAATCGTATTCGCCGTAGCTGAACTCGGTCGGCAGCGGGCCGCTGGCGGCGGCATCGACCGTGATCAGGTCGCGGACGGTGCGGTCGTTGACGATTTCCTGCGATTTCGCGGTCGTCAGGTCGTACTTGAGCTGCTCGCCGTTCATCCGCAGGGCGTAGTAGTTGCCGGTGCCGGAGATGGTGCCGTAGGTGGACTCGGGCTTGAAGCCGAGACTCTCGCGATCCGATTGTGCCAATGCCATGATGACCTCCTTGAATGTGAAAATCCGCCAAGGTCATCCCAGGGCGGGCGGGTGAGTGGGTGAAGCGAATCAGTAGGTGAAGCTGTCGGGCGTGCCCTGCAGGTGGCGCAGCCACGCCTGGAACTGCAGGACCACGGAATAGGTTTCGAGCTCGCCGCCGCTGTCCTGCTCGGGGCTGCCGCCGAGGCGGTGCAGGTCGACGATGGTGCCGCCGAGGGTCTTGCCGGCGATGGTGCCCATGAGGGTCGATTCGACCGCGGTGACCAGGTCGAAGGCGGCGTCCTCGGCGTCGGCGTCCTGCACCTGCGAGACCACGCAGCGGATCAGGAACACGACCAGCGTGTCCTGCAGGATGCGCGGGGTGGTGGCGTCGCCGCCGTTGAGCGAGCCGGCGTCGGGGGGCGAGCTGAAGTCGCCGATCTCGACGATGAGGTGCGGGCATTTCGAGGCGTCGACCGCCTCGCTGTCGCGCTTGTAGACGCGACTGCTGACGGCGGACACGCCGGCCGAAAGGCGGCTGATGATGGCGTCGCGGGTCTGGATGATGACGTGGTTGGCCATCAGGACGTCCGCTTCAGTTCGAGCACGGTGACCCCCGAGGGATCATCGGGCTGCTTGACCTTGACCTTGTAGGCCACGGACAGGCGGGTGAGGATATCGTCCACGGCGGCCGAGTAATCGGCGCTCATGTACGCAAAATGGGGATTGCTGGAGGTCACCCCGCCGAGGCCGATATTGGCGGCCTCGTAGGGCGACAGATACACGCCGGTGACGGTCACCGGCGTGCCGGTGCCGCGGACAAGCGTCACATCCTCGCCCAGGTGGACGAGGATGCGGCGCATGTGGCTGGCCCAATCCATGGGATCAGGTCGCGGCGGGGGTCACGGACTCGATCAGGACTTCGCCGGCGGTGGTGACGCCGGTGGCGACCGTTTCCAGGCAGATGCCGACCTGGATGTTGCCGGTGCTGGTCTTGGTGAGCTTCTTGGTCGAGTTGTCCCAGAACAGGCGATCGCCGACCGCAAACGCTTCGCCGGTGCCCGAGGTTTTCGCGAGGCCGGTGAAGATGCCTTCGCGGACGATGACGCCGGTCGCGCCGGAGGCGTAGGTCGCGGCGGCGACGCCGAAGAGACCCGAGCCGACCTGCACGCCGACACCGCTGGTTGCTGCGTAGGGCATGACCACGGTGACGTTGCTGCCGGGGCCGATATAGTTTGTTGCCATGATGAAATTCCTTTCGTGAAGTTATCGGATGGATTGCGGGGCCATCGCTGGCCCCGCGTTCAGCCCGGAGCGGTTATGCTCCTTTGCCCTTGTAGAGGCCGCGGAAATCGATCGGCGCCGCGCCGAAGTCGAGGCGCGCCTTGAGGCGGATGCCATCGACGTCGAAGCCGACCTGCGATTCGAGGTAGAGGCCCTCGTTGCCATCCAGGTAGCACCATTCGATGGTGTCGATCTGGTTCGGGTCCGCCGCGAGATACCAGGCGGTGTCGCCGTTGGTCGTGCCGGAGAGGTACGCCTCGACGATCGGTTCCAGCGCGGTGCGCCCGCCGGCGCGGAACTCGTTGATCGAGGTCGTGAGCGCGGGGGTGAACTGGTTGCTGGTGTTCTGGTAGGCGACCTGCTCGTTCTCGGCCGAGACGATCAGGAAGGCCGGCGCGACGTTCAGCTCTTCGGACTGGTAGCCCTTCTGCTTGCGCATCGCGGTGCGGCCGGTGGAGAGCGCGCCGGTGCCGAGCACCGAGCCGGTGCCGGTGGCGTAGTTGGCGTGGCCGCCGGCCGTGGTGACGGCGGTGACGTTGAACAGCGCGCCCCCGTCGGCCAGGTTGCCGGTGCCGGAGAGGATGTCGTACACCACGCGGTTCTCCTGGCGGCGCGCGGCCATCGCCATCGCGGACGGCAGGCGGTCGAAGGCCGCGAGGTCGTCGTTGATGATCGCCTGGCGGCTGATGCCGATGATGCGGCCGTAGGTGAGCACCGTGTAGGTTTCCTTGCCGTCGGACATGGCGCCGGACTTGAACTCGCCGTCCTCCAACACCTTCTTCAGGTCCGGCGCATTACTGAGCTGGATGACGTTGATGTTCTTGAAGTCGGGCGCGTTGGCGGCGCGGCGGGCCCAGCGGGTGTAGCTGGGGACGTTTTCCATGTAGGCCTGGCGCAGGCGCTTGTTGGCCGCGTCGAGCAGGACATTGGCGAAGTCGCTGGTGGTGTGCAGCGCGCGGGTGGAGATCTCCATCGCCGACATGCCGCGCACTTTCACGCCTTCGCGCGCCAGCACTTCCTCGGCCATGCGCTGGAGGCTCATGTAGCGGAACTCGCCCGCGCCATTCTCGGCCAGCTTGGTCTTCGGGTTGGCGCGGTGCGCGAGCGCGTCGGACATCGCGGCGCGGACCTTGGTGCGCTCGTCCTCGATGACTTCGGCGCGGGTGGCGTTCGGCGTGGCCGTCTGCTTCTTCGCGATTTCGTCGACGATGGCGCGGCACGAGGCATCCAGCGACTGTCCGCCGGAAATCAGCGCGTCGCGGAAGGCGTCGGTCAGGCCGGCGGCCTGGCAGCGGCTGGTGATGCCGAGCACCCGTTCGCGTTCGGCCTGGGCGGCTTCGGCGCGGATCTGCTCTGCGTTGACTGCTTGGACTGCGGGAGGCGTGCTACCGGCATTCGGATCGGCTGCCGGGGCCGTGGCTTGACCGTTGGTGGCGGTGGTCATTTGAGGCTCCTTTCGGGTGGTGGTGGTGCTGGAACCGGCGGCAGCAGCAGCCGGGGTGGTGAACTCGCAGGGATTGGTGGCGTCTTTCTGGTTGCGGACATTTGCGCCCGCATCCGCCGGCAGGGGAACCAGCGAAATTTCCATCGGCTGCCACGACGTGGCGCGATAGGTCCAGTCGCTCAGCAGGTCGGGAGGCGGAATCATCTCGAATGCCATCACGCGATAGCCCACCGAGACATTCCGGATGATGTTGTCCTGCACATCCTGAAAAATCGGCTCGACCTCGGCCCGCTTGGAGAAGCGCAACGTCGCCGTGGGAGGATTGATTGAGGCGCGCTCGACAACCCCCAGCACGGAGGCCAGGTCAAAGCCGGAATGTGCGTTCAGTACGGGCGCGTTGCCGGATTCGAGGCGGCTCATGTCAACATGCTTCGGATCCAGTGACAGAACCTCGATGTAATACCTGTCGTATTTCCAATCGTATCGACGGACGCCAGCGCCCGTCGTCCAAGTGACTTCGGCGGTGCGCGCCTGCGCGTCGACCGAGTTCATCGGCATCAGGCGCGTCTGCATCTCCAGTTCGCGGCGCTGCGGCATATCGTCCGGCATGGTGATCTCCTTAAAATGAAAAACCCGCACATGGCGGGTTTCGATTGACTCAAAACTGCGATTCAGCAATCAGCTGATATCGAAGCGATTGTTCTTTTTCAGGTTTTGCACAGCCGGCAGATATTGCAGGTTTGCCGGAACGTGAAGGCCAGAGACGTGGCGGCCTTGAAGCGGAATGATGTGATCGACATGCATTCCCGCCGGCCGATTCTGATAAATTTTTACGATCGCGATACGATCCGCCCATATCGGCGTGCGGCGCAATTTCTCAATGGCGCGGCGCCTCGCCTCTGCTCTCGCATAGTCCCGCGTTTGGGAGAGCCCATGTGTTGTCGATATTTCACGGTTGTAGCATCCGCACGATTGCGTATTTCCTTCGCGCAACGATCTGCCGAGTACTACTTTTTCGGTCCCGCAATCACACCGACACAGCCACAGCGCCTCGCGCCCCTGTTTGGTTTTGCGCGATCCCGCAAACTTGATCACCAACAGGCGACCGAAGCGCGTAAAGAATTGGTCTTTACGGCGTTTCGGTGTCGTCAAATTCAGATGGCCGCAGGACTTTGTGGCTCCAGTGATCAGCGAATTCTGCCGAATTGACTTGCTGGCGCCACAGCTGCATTGGCAAATCCAATAACTTCCCCGACCTTTTGCCGATTGATCGCGACGAATTACTGTCAGCTCGCTAAACACCCTTCCGGCGAGGTCTTGCTGCTGGGCTTTACCGGCAATGTCACGATGGAAACACCCACATGACTGCGTGGTGCCGTCGCGCAATCCTCGCCCGCGCGAACTTCCTTCCGCGCCACAATCACAACGCCAGCGCCAGTAGACATTCCCATCGCTGTCACGACGCTCACTTTCCGCCACCACTAGAAGGCGGCCAAATCGTTTCCCGGTGAGTTCGATCTTATTCGGCATAGCCTATTATCTCGCGACGACCCGCCAATTAAAACCGGACCAGCGCGCGCTCGTCGGGCAGCACTTCGCGCCGGGGAAAACATTCGTCGACGGCCTTGATGCAGCCCTTCAGGCCGCGGTAGTCGTCGAACAGCATCAGGCCGCCTTTGACCATGCGCGGGCCGAGCGCGAGGCAGATGTCGCGGGTGCTCTGGTACTGGTCGGCATCCGCGTGGACGAAGGCGATCGGCGGCATGTCGACCAGCGTGCCGGGGAAAATCCCGACCTGAAAGTGCGCGTCCGGCAGCGCGGCCCGGATCGTCGCCAGGTCGCAGTCGGCGAACTCGCCGAGCTTGTGCTGGTCGAGATCCGGGTCGGCGCACGGCATGCCGGTGAAGGTGTCGTAGAGATACACGGCGCGACCGCGCAGCTTGGCGATCTCGACCAGCACGGCGGCCGAGCCGCCGCGGTAGACGCCGACCTCGACGAAGCAGCCGGGGGGCGTGGATTCGGCCAGCGCGGCCAGGACTTCGCGGCGGGCGGTGTCGATCAGGCTCGGCAGCGTGGGGATTTCGACGATCATGCGGCCATCAATTGCATCAGTTCCTGCTCACGCGCGGCACGGCTGCGGTTGGGGCGGCGCGCCGCTTCGCCGATGGCGGTGAAGTGGCTCGTCGCGGTGATCGAGAATCCGGCGGCGACGACTTTCGCCGCGGCGCTTTGTTTCGGGCCCGGCGGGAGCACCCAGGTGACGGGCAGATCGTCGCCGAGGCTCGCGCCCGATCCACCAGAGTCTTTATTCCATACGCCGCCGCCGGCCGCGCCTTCGCTGACGACCGCGGCGACCGGGGCGGCGGCGTCCGCGCCGTCGAACGACGCGCTGCCGATGCCCGCCGCGCCGAAGGCGGCCTTGGCGGTGGCGCCGCTGATGCCCGCGAGTGCACCGATGCCGGCGGCGCCCAGCACCACGCCGTCGGTGCTGCCCGAGACGGCGGCGAGCGCTCCCACCCCGGCCGCGCTGAGATCGGCGGGGGTGATCGTGCCGCTGGCGGCGGCGTCCTGGCCGGCCGCGGCCACCGTGGCCACGCCGGATGCGTTGAGGACCGCGGCGAAGACCGCGTTGCCCGCGCCGGTCAGCGCGCCGCTACCGGCGGAGGCTTCGACGCCGCCGGCGGTGGAACCGCCAGCGCCGCCGACGGTGCCGGTGCCGGCCGCCGAAACCACGCCGGCGAACAGCGCGTTGGCCGCACCGCTGAAGGCGCCTAGGCCCGCCGGCGTTGCCCGGCTGGCGAAAACACTGGCGCCCGCGCCGGTGAGCGCGCCGACGCCGGTGCTGGTGAGCACCGACGTGAAGATGTTGGCGGCGACGCCGGTGAAGGCGCCGATACCCGCCGAGGACCAGGGCGTGCCGGCGGTGGCGCCGGAGACCCAGCTTGCCGCGCCGATGCCGGTGCTGGCGAGGTCGGCGGCGGTGATGCCGCCGGCGGTGGCGGCGCCCCACTGCCGGTCGAACCAGGTTTCGACATACTGCGTCCGGCCGAACCAGTTCTTTAAATCGAAGCTGGCTTCGTATAGCGCCTTGATGGCCATACGTTACCTCGGCAGGTTATCGGGCCAGAGCGCCTTCAGTTGGTCGATGGTGGCGGCCTGCTCGACCGGCAGCGTGGCCGGGGCGTCGCGCAGGGTTTGCCGTTGCGTTTCGATGTCCTTGGCGGCCTTGGCGTCGCCCTGGCCGTTGGCCTTCATCCACGCGCGGTCGAGGCGGTCCAGTTCCAGCGCGCGGTACTTGCGGACGCGGTCGAGGTGGAGCTGGCGGGCCTTGGCCATGTCGTGGTCGAACTTGTCGCCGTCGTGGGTCCAGGCGTTGCGGTAGGTGCGGTCCTGCGGCAGGTCGGCAGCGCCGACGATCTTGTAGCGCACCGGCTGCGGCTTCGGCAGGCCGAGCTGGTCGATGGCGGGGAAGGCCTTGGTGATTTCGGCGAGCAGGTTGGCGTCGGTCGCGGGGCGGTCCCAGCGGCCGGCGGCCTGGTCGGACCAGACGGCGCCCCAGGGCAGCGTGGGCGAGCGGCCCTGCGTCATAAAGGCGAGCACGGCGGTGCTGCCGTCGTCCATGCTGATGGCGACGTGTACGCAGGGTTGTGCCATTACTGGTCTCCGAAGCCGATGACGTGCCACGCGGTCGGGTCTTCGATGACCGAGGTGGTGGCGGTGGCGTCGTGGCATTCAATGCTGACGGTGCCGGCGGCCTGGTCGGCCAGACCGATGCGGCAGAATTTCAAATTGGTGACGGTCATCGTGTCCGAGGTCGATTCGACGGTGGCCTGGCAGGCCCAGTTGGCGCTGCTGAAGTCGGTGGCGATGGTGACGACGGTGATGCCGGCGGCGGTGTCGCTGACGCTGGTGACGTTGTAGCTGGCGGCATTGACGTTGCCGGGGGTGGTCTTGACCCAGAACTTGGCGGCGCTGGGGTGGTACTGCACGACCGACGGGGTGACGATGACGGTGGCGCTGGTGCCGGCTTCCATGTCGGCCTGCGTGGCCAGCGGGCCGAGGCCCATGTACGGCTTGCCGTTGGCGTCGTAGTAGACCCAGACGCCGTTCTCGCCCAGCACGATGGCCTCGCCGGCGGCGAGCGTGGTCTTGAACAGCGGCGTCGCGGTGGTGCCGTCGTAATGCTCGACGGTGACGCCATCGGCGGCGCTGGCGTGGTCGTTGCGGATGTTGATGTGCCGGATCGACTTCTGGTGGCTGCTCGACGGCGCGGCCTGGATGGTCGTGGTCGTCGCGGTGGTGATGCTGGCGGTGTTGGTGCGCTCCGGCGTCATCGTGCCGGCGTTGTTGTCGACGGCGCTGACGTGGCACTTGATCGCCGCGCCGCCCGTCGAGGTGACGACGCGGATGATGTCGGAAGTGCCGGTCAGGAGTAGCATTTTTTCCTCATGCGGCCATCAGCGGCACGAACAGGCTGGCGATGGGTTTCTGGGTGTTGGGGATGGCGCCCGACAGCTTGTAGCCGACGATGGCGGCCATCCAGTTGACCGAGGCGCCGGTGGTCCAGCTGGCCGACTCGGTCACGATGCCGGTTTCTTCCTTGCACGAGCTGGCGCCGTTGGCGTGGGCGGAGCCGTTCTGCTCGACAAAGATTGACGTGTAGCCGCTGGTGGCGGCGGTGTAGCCGATCGAGCCGCTGCCGGTATCGGCCGCCGCCGCCGCGATCACGATTTCATTTGCTTGCACGGTTGCTGCGGCCATCGTGACCGCAGGTGCGGCGCTGGTGCCGGTCGCGGTATTGACGCAAGCCGTGTCAACACCGGAAAAAGTACCAGAAGCGTATTCCTGAATCTTGCCGGAAACGTAGTTGTCCGAGGCACCCGAAAAGGTGACGACGACGTTGGTGTCGCTGCCTGCGATGTTGAAGGCGTGCCAGACCTCGGCGTTGTTGGCGTTGCTGGTGACCCGCACGTCGCGCGTTGCTGCCGTGCCGCCGATGGTGACGGCAGACACATGGGCGGTCGTGGAGTACGCGCCCATCGTGAAGATGACATCGCGCCCGGCGGTCAGACTGAAGCCGATGGTGGCCGCGTTGAAGGTCGTGGGGCCGGCGGTGGCGTCGACCTGCAGCAGGTTGCTAGTGTTGAGCGGGGTGGTCAATTACGTCAGCCTCAGCAGCGCGTTGGTGCTGTCGTTGGTCGGCATAGCCATCAATCCTCGGTGATCGTCGAGGTGGTCTTGATGCGCGGGATCACGCCGACGGCCATGGTGATGTTGGGCGTGATGGTGCCGCTGTAGAGCAGCTTGCCGGTGCCGGTGGCGGCCGAGCCGACGGCGACGTGGGTGATGGCGGCGCCGGCCGAGGCGGTGCACTCGCCGAAATCGACGTTGGCGACGGGGCTGACGCTGTTGGCGGTGACGGTCCAGCCGCCGGTGCCGCGCGTGACTGCGACGCGGGCGTAGCCGGTGTAGGCGGTCTCGTTGGTGGTCTGCGTGCCGGTCTCGCCGGGGTCGGCCGTGTGCAGGCTCAGGTAGAGGCTGGTGAGCGGGCCGCTGGCGGCGTTGTCGGCGATGTTGGCGATCGCGGTGGCGTTGAAGATCAGCTTCAGCAGATCGTTTTCGAAGGTGTCGCCCTTGCTCATGATGTTGGCTCCGTTTCATAAATCGGGACGTGCGCGGTGATTTCCTGCGTCACGGGGTCGCGGATGTAGTCCACGCGGACGACGCGCGGCTGTTTCGGCACATCGACGCGCACGTTCGGCGCCTCGACGTTGACGACGGCCGGCGGGATGTTGACGACCGGCGCGAGGTCGAGCTTGCGGATGTCGACCTGCGGCGCCGGGGTGTTGACGGTGATGCTCGGCGGGGCCGACGCGCCGGATTCGGCCAGCTCGCGGCGGACTTCGCCAGCGATGTCTTCGAGCGTGAGCTCGCGCTTGGCGGCGGGTGCGGCGGTGCTGCCGGCCGTGTCGATCGCCGCGGCGGTCGCGCCGACGGCCTCGACCTTGGATTCCGCGCCGACGCCGAAATCGACGGTGACGCCGGCGGTCTTGAAGGCTTCCTGGTCCTTCTTGATCTCGTCCAGCACCTTCACCGGATCCTCGCCGCGCTTGCGTACCTGGCTGGACCAACTGGAGAGGCCGGCGCTGAGCTCTTCCTTGTCGGTCTTGACGTCGTCGAGCGGGTTGACGTACTCCCAGCGCGGCGGGGTCCACTTGAAATCGTAGCCGCGGGTGCGGACGCGGCCGGCCAGGTAGGCGGCCTCCTCGAACCAGTCCTGCACGCGGACGCAGAACATCGGCACGAACACCATCCAGCGGAACTGCTCGATCAGGGCCTTGAATTCCTGCCGGCCGGCGCGCATCGAGCTGAAGTTCACCCGCGACAGGTCGCCGGTGAGGATCTCGTAGGTCAGCCCGGCACCCATGGCGGCGCCGCGCAGGTGGCTGGCTTCGAATTCGCCGCCGCCGGCGGTGCTGCTGGGGTTGCCGAACTCGACGGTCTCGCCGGGCTTGAGATATTCGACCATGCCGGGCGAGAGCGTTTCGGTGCGCGCGCTGTAGCTGGTGCCGTCGCTGGCATCCTGCGAGGCGGTCGCGGTGTTCGGCGTGATGGTGCGGTTTTCCTCGTCGGTGGTGACGAAGGCGGCGAAGCAGGCCTCGATCTTCTTCTTGACGAGAATGGCCTCGTTGTATTCGTTGAGGTCACGCAGCTGCAGGATCACCGACGACAGCCGCGGCACGCCGCGCAGCTGGCCCGGGCGCTCTTTCTCGAAGACGTGGATCACGTCCTCGGCGGGGGTGCGCACCGAGGTCATGCGGGCGAGGAAAAACTGGGCGTCGCCCGGGTGCTGCTGCCACAAGTGGTAGGCCACGCGGCGGCCCTGCGGGTCGCACTCGATGCCGCTGAAGCAGAAGTTGCCGTTGCCCTGCGGGCCGTGGCGGGTGGCGTCGAGGTAATCCGGCTCCAGCACCTTGATCTTCAGCGGCACGCCGGACTTGCCGGCCTGGCTGGCCAGCATCTTCTGCCGGACGATGAGGCATTCGCCGGCCTCGAAGATGCAGCGCGCGACCAGCGCCTGCAGGCCGCAGAAATCGAGCTCGCCGTAGAAGTCGCATTCCTTGGCCCAGGCCATCCAGACCGCGCCGGCGGGGCTGGAGCTGTCGGCGGTGATGCCGGTCCCGATGGCGTTGGCCACCAAGGCGGCGATGGCGCGGCGGCCGTAGGGGTCGTTGCGCACCAGGTCGCGCGAGCGCTGGCGCAGGCGCTCCCCCGCCGATTCGATCTCGCGGTTGGCCGAGCCGCTGCCGGCCTGCCAGTTCTCGGTGCGGCGGCCGGTCTTCGCGCCTTCGTAGCTGCGCAGGAACTTGCCGGCGGTGGCCAGCGCGGCGCGCGCGCGCAGGCGCTTCGCACCCGCTTGCGGCGACACCCAGGCGACGGCCTTGTCGAGCCAGTTCATCTGATCAGCCCTTGGCGTGCGCGGCGAACGAGGTGCGCACCCGCGTCGAGGCCAGGTCGCCCTGCGCTTCCAGCTTCTGCTTGACGAAGTTGTAGGCGGCGATGAGCGATTCGGTGTCGCGGTATTTCACGGTTTTCCCGTCGAAGGTCACTTCCAGCTCGCCGGACGCGATGGCGGATTCGAGCGCGGTGAGCTGGGTGGTCGAAAAGGACATTTACGCGGCCTTCCGGTGAAGTTGGATCGGTTGCGGTTTCATCAGCTGCGCACGGTCGTCCGCCGTGAGCACGCCGAGCCGGATGAAGGCTTCGACCACGGCCTCGATCTTGATTTCCGCCTGGCACGCGGCGGCGCCCGAGCGTTTTTCGGTCGGGCAGGCGGCGTGGGTGAAGTGGATCTGGTGGCAGGGATAGCACGGCACGTTCCCGGCCAGCGATTCGGTCTTCAGCCAGTCGCGCGTCAGGTTCTCGACGCTGCTGTGGCCGAGCATGACGATCTTCGGCACGTCCTCGATCGCCAGTGCATTCAACAGGCCGGTCTCCTGGCCGAGCACGCCGTCGGCGGTCTTGGCGAAGGCGATGGCCTCGCGCATCGACCATTCCTCGGTCGGGATGACGTGCGTGAACGGGCCCTCGTTGTAGACCAGGCCCTTCAGGTCGCCGACGACGAACACATGCACGCCGAGGCTGGCCATGATGGCGCAGAAGGCCGGGGCATACGGCCACCACTTGGGCGCGGTGCTGCCGGTGTTGGCCAGCACGAGCACGCGGCCGCTGTGCTTCTTCCGTTCGGCGGCAGCCCAGTCGCGCTCGGCCTTGCTGTTGACCACGCGCTGGCCGAGCACATACGGGACTTCGGCGACTTCGTGCATCCACTCGACGTAGTTGCGGCCGCAGGCCTTCTCGCGCACGTCCTTCGGCCAGTGGAAGGCCGGCTGGTCGGGCGTGAACAGCATGGTCGATTCGATCGACTGGGTGAAGTTGATGAACTTGTCGTAGCGCGGCCGCTCGGCGTCGATGAATTCGAACATCGCGGCCGGGTGGTAGAACATGCGCCGGTCGAAGCCGATGACGCGGTCGATGTCGGGGTTGCCCTTCATCACATGCTGGCCGGTCGGCTCGACGTAGGCGGTGACGTGGTAGCCCTGCGCCTTCAGCTGCGCGGCGATCGAGGTGCACCAGATGGCGTCGCCGAAATTGCCGGGCCGCGCGATGGCGGCGGTCTTCTTCGGTTTCGGCTGCGACCACGGCTCCAGGTGCAGCGCGTCCACACGTTTCCTGTAGACCTGGAAGAACGAATACTCGTAGTCGGCGCTGCGCTCCTCGTTTTCGAGCAGATCCCAGCCGCCGAACTTCATGCCCTTCATGTGGCCGATGATATCGGCCGGCAGCAGGTCGTGCTTGTGGTCCGGGTTGGCGCCGTACTGGCCGATGTTCGGGTAGAAATCCTTGTGCGGCAGGTATAGCACCAGGTGGCCGCCCGGCTTGACGACGCGCCAGAACTCCTGCAGCACGGCGGCGGTGTCTTCGACGTGCTCGAGGAAATGCGAGCTGAAGATGAAGTCGAAGTGGTTGGTGCTGAACACCGACAGATCGGTGCAGTCCATCACCAGGCTGGGGCCGCCCGCGCCGGCGGCGGCGGCGCCGTCGATGCCGATGGCGTGCGGCGCGACCTTCCAGGGGCCGCAGCCAATGTCGAGGCCGCTGCCCGCCAGATACGGCAGCGCGCGCCAGCGGATCTTGCCGGTCTCGCCGGCGAAGTCGGCGGGGACTTCGGGGCGCCAGGTCATTTCACCACCTCGAAGGCCATGCGGAATTCGCAGATGACGTTGTTGAGCTCGCGCGCCATGGCGTCGAGGTTGGCCCGTGGCATCTTCTCGTATTTCCAGTCCGGCACGGCGACGCACTCAATCATGCGGAAATCGACGCCGTGATAGAGCGCCAGCGGGGTGTTGGCGAAGCCCTTTTTCTGCCATTCCAGGCACTGCGCCTTGTCATACAGCGACATCACCTGCGGGGTGACGATGCGCACATGCGTCGGGTCGCCGATGAAGTTGTCGTGGCGCGGGTGCGGCACCGCGACGACGAATTTGCCGCCGTTGCGGCAGACCCGGTAGACGTTCTGGATGATGCGGTTGAACACCGCGAAATCTCGGCCGAGGTGCTCCAGGACGTGATTCATCACGACGATTTCGGCACTATTGTCCGGCCAGGGCCAGTCGTGCGCTTCGAGGTCGAGGATGCGGTCCGGTTCGCCGTACAGGTCGACGTTTTCGAAGCCTTCGAACTTGTTGCTGCCGCAGCCGAGGTTGAGTTTCAGGCCGGGCGGGGCGGTGTGGTTTTCTGGTGAAGCCGTTGCGATTGCTGCCGCGTTCGCGCTGTTGGTCATTTTCTGATCCAGTCTTTTCGGGTGGGAATCCACGCCGGCCGCTTCGGTTTCGGGCGGTCGGGCGGCGCAACGTCTTGCGCCGGCGCGTGGGGCGGGGTTGCTGCGGTTGGTGCCGGCTCGGCTGTTACGCCCTGGGCCGCCGGCGGGCTTCCCGTTGTCGGGATGCTCATGGGCTGCGCCATCGGTGCGCCCTGGTTGAACAGGTCGCCCGACGGCTGCAGCAGCTGCTCGAATTGCCGCCACTGCGGCTCGCGCATCGCCTGGATGCGCACGTTCGGGTGGTGCGCGATGGCGTCGGCGTAGACCGTGGTGTCGAGCGCCTCGTTGCGGCGGTCCTTCAGCTTGACGTAGTGCCGCTTGTTTGGGTCGAAGACCTCGGCGGTGAGCTGCAGGTAGAAATCTTCCGGCAGGCCTTCGCTGAAGTGCTCCAGGCGGTTGCTGACGTCGTGCTTGCGGTCGCTGGCCAGCCGCGCGTACAGGTTCTGCTTTGCCGTGGTGACGGCGATCATGTAGTGCTCGGCGCCACCCTTAATGACGGTGCCCTTGCGCTTGAAATCGACCTTGCTGGGCCGCGAGAGCACCTGGCGGCCGTATTGCCCGGTGCCCTTGATGGCAAACCAGCGCTTGTGCCGCCGCGCCCGGGTGAAGGCGTAGACGTACTCGGTGAGGTAGCCCGAGTCGATGGCGACCGCGCTGGTGCGCATGCTGACGCCGAAGCGGTTCTGAAATGGCTGGTCGAGGTAGGCTTCGAGCTTCAGCCAGTCGTCGTCGCGGGTCGGATCGGCGGGCAGGTAGTGCCAGTCGATGGTCCAGCGCTTGCCGTCGCGGCCGAAACCGCGGGTGATGATCTCGAAGCGGTCCTTCTGCACGTCGACGCCGGCGGTGAGCACCAGGCAGCCGGGCGGGATGTCGCGCAGCGCGTAGGGCTCGGCACGGCCCTTGATCTCCTCCCAGTCGAGCTTCTCGTCGGCGTCTTCCCAGCATTCGCCGAGGACGGTGTTGACGAAGACCTTGAAGCGCACCGGGTCGTTCTTGACCTCGGTGAAGCGCTTGGCGTGCTCGGCCCAGGTCTTGCCGAGGCCGAGCGGCGTGTACAGGCCGTTGATGTGGAAGCCGACCAGCTCGCGCTCGGGGAAGGTCGGGATCCACTCGCCGTGCTCGAGCATCCACGTTTTGTGGTGCTCTTCGATCAGCGCGCAGTCGTCGGTCTCGCACTGGTAGGCGGCGCGGTCGGGCTCGTTGTCCGGCCAGTGCACCTGGTCCCAGCGCAGCACCTGCTTGTGCCCGCAGTGCGGACAGGGCACGTGGAAGCGGCGCTGGTCGCTGCGTTTCCAGTCCTTCCAGATCCGCGACAGCGACTCGATGGTCGGCGAGCTGATCTTGAAAATCTTCCGCCGCGGGAAGGTGGTGGTGCGGGCCTCGGCCAGGTCGACCGGGTCGCCTTCGTCTTCCACTTCGATCGGGAAGCGATCGACCTCGTCCAGCAGCAGGTAGCGGATCGGCATCGAGGACAGCGAGGCCGCACTGTTGGCGCCGCCGATGATCAGCGTGCCGCCGGCGAAGTCTTTCATGCCGGTGGTGTTGCCGCCGTCGCGCGAGGCGGCGGGGGCGACTTTCTTCCGCAGGTTGGCCGATTCCTCGATCATGCTGGCCAGGCGCTGCTTCGACCAGCGCTGGCCGACCTCGACCGTGGGCAGCACCGCCAGCGCGGGGCCGGGCTCGTGGTCGATGACGTAGCCGAGCCAGTTCAGGCCGACTTCCGTGCCGCCGACCTGCGTGCTCTTGACGAAGATCACCTCCTTTGCCGGGTGGTGGATGGACAGCACGTCCATGATTTCGCGCAGGAACGGGATGCGCGCGCTGCGCCATGGCCCGGGCTCGCTGGCGGCCTTGCGGGACAGGCGGCGATGCTTGTCGGCCCACTCGGAGACGGTGAGCTGCGGCGGCGGGCGGATGGCGCGGCCGAACGATTCGGCGGCGAAGGCGAAACCGTCGCGCGACATTACTGCGGCGGCTTCGACATCGCCTCGGCGGCGTCGGCGAACTCGACCAGCACGGCTCGCACTTCGCGATCGAGGATGGCGGAACGCTTCGCAGCGTCCGATTCTCCGTTGATCAACGGCATGATGCGCGGCTCCATGCCGAGCAGGCCCTTGCTGACGATCGCCGTGATCGACTCGATGAACCGCTTGACGTCGTCCTTGCGCACCAGGGCGCCTTCGAGCTCCTCGCGGCGCAGCCGCGCCAGCGTGGCGAGCTCGCGCTCCTTGTCGGCCTGGGCGGACTGGAACTCGGCCCGGTCGGAACTCAGGCCCGAGCTGGCGACTACCTTGCGCTGGTGCTTGGCGTTGGTCTCGGGATTGACCGCCGCCTCGATGCCCTTGTCGCCGCGTTCGCGCGCATGGCGCTCGACCACGCCCTGCTTGGTCGGGTCGGCCAGATCGGCCAGCAGCTGGTCGGAGGCCTCGACATCCACCAAACCGTCAACGAGCCGGATCTTGCCCGACTGGGCATAGCGCGTCGCAGTCGATTTATTCCACCCCTTGCGCCTGGCGTACTCGGCGCGGGTGATATTTTCGGGCATGTGGTTGCAACCTTCTGAAGCGGTTGCAAGGCACTAAGTTGCATAACCTGCAACGCGCAGAATCTAGCGAAATATCGGGGTTTGAATTAC